GCTCGGCTAGCGCGCCCTCCAGGTCGCCCCGGCCGACCGCGCGGACGGTGATCAGCGGCCACCCGGCCATCGACGGCAGCTCGTAGGGCTTGCCCTTGTACGCGAACGCGAACGGGGCCGCCTCGACCTCGGCCGCGGCGGCGGCCTCCAGGTCGAAGACTGGCGGGGGCTTGTCCCCGTTGGCGTGGGCCGGGCTCACGCCGCCTTGTCAGCGGTCGCGCCCTGCCGGGCTCGGCGGGTGGCGCTGGGGTCCTCGGCCGGGCCGAGCAGGATGGTAGCCAGCTCGCCCGCGTCATCCAGCGCCGACAGGGTGCAGTCCAGCGGCACGGTCGCGCCGCGCGTGATCTGCATGTCCCCGGCGTCAGACAGGCTCGCCCGGCCGAACACCAGCCGGAACACCCGCTCGGCGTCCCGGCTGTCGATCCCGACCGCGTAGAGGTGCTGCGGGCTGTCGCTGCGCAGTTTCATCTCCAGCAGCCCGTCGCTGTCCTCGGTCTCGGGGTCGGCGTCGAAGTACAGGGCGATGGTGTCGCCGTTGAGCTGCCACAGCACGAACTGGAGCGTGATCGACCGGCCGGTGATCACCGACCGGATCGGGACCACGGACTGCCACGGGGTGATGTCTTCCTGATCGACGCTCTGGCCCACGGTCGGGCCGTCGTCGGACAGGTACCCGAGAACCTTCCACGGGGCCTCCCAGTCGTCCCAGGTGTTCTCAGGCGGGTCGGTGCCCGCCGGGGCGAGGTAGATACCGGGGCCGTTGGCGGTGCCGACCTGGACCTCGGTCGGGTCGAGCACGCCGGTTGCTGGCGGGGCTGGGGGCATGGCGGGGTTTTCCTTCCTACAGGGCCTCAGCAGGCGCGGGTGCGGCGCTTCGGCGGGGATGGACACGGATTTCGTACCGCGCCGTGTATCGCGGGGTGCCGTCGTCGTCGGGCAGCCAGAACGGGCCCTCGACCGCCTGCACGTAGCAGACGGTCCCCTCGGACCACGGCACCTCGGCCAGGCCGAGGATGGTCTGCCGCAGCGTCTCGGCCAGCGCCCGGGCGGCCTCCTTGCGGTTGTGCCGCGCGTCGACCTGGACGAAATGCGCGTACACCCAGCCGGGGCCGCCGAGCTGCGTTGCGGAGTACCCGAACGAGGTCACGTCGCCCAGCCGGGTCAGGTCGCGGATGTTCCGCCACACCCACGCCTCTAGGTCGGGCTGCACGATCACCGGGGCCGCCATCACAGGCCGCCCGAGGCCATCGCCCGGCCCAGCGGCGCGCGGGCGCGCATGTGCCGGGTGCCGTACTCGACGTAGCGGGCGTGCGGGGCGGTGTTCATCACGACCGTGGTCGCCGGGTCGGAGTAGCCCGGCCGGGTCTGCCAGCTCGACGCCATCAGGCCGGTGTCGCGCGGGGTGTTGGCCGCGGCCTGGCTGCGGATCGCGGCGGCGGCCTCGGCGACGTTCTCGCCGCACGCCTTGCGGGGGGCCAGCGGGTCGATCACCTCGAACCGGACGCCGCTAGCCACGGGGGGCCTCGGTGACGGTGGCCTGCCAGCAGTCCAGCGTGCCGCCGGTCGGGTCGGTCACGAGGTGGACCTGGGCCAGGAGGTACACCCGGCCGCGTATCCGAGCGGCCGACCCCTCCACGGGCTCGGCCGCGGCCGGGAGGAACAACACGCCGGTGTCGGTGGTGCGGGGCTGCGACGGTCCCCGGCCGCCGCCGCCGGTGGCCCGGGGGTCGGTCGGCCCGGGGCCGAGCTGGAGGTTCCCGAGGCCGGTCCAGAACGGGCGGGCGTCGGGGTCGGCCTCGCGCCACCCGTGCTCGTCCAGGTCGCCGGGCGGGTACAGCGCCACCACGTCGGCGGCGAGCAGCACGGTCACGGGAACGGCTCCGGGTCATCGAACCCCGGGTAGCCGGGGGTGTAGGCCTCGTCCCACGCGGCGGCCCGCAGCGGGACGGACACGAGCGTCCCCATCATCGAGCGGTGCCAGGCGGCGCGGCCGAGCGCGAGGCCGAGCTGGCCGCCCGGCATCGCCGGGCTGTACGCGACCGACTGCACGCCGGTCGACACGGACGCGACGGTGGGGGCCGGGGGCAGCGTCGCGGCGTAGCTCTCCCACTGGAGCGCTGCGCACAGGTGCGGGTCCTCGGTCCACCAGGCGTCGGCGATGGTCTGGGCCTCGTCGCGGTCGAGCCCGCCCGTAGTCGGCGGGGCCAGGGGCGGCGCCCACGCCTCCCACGATGACGGGCTCACGGCTTACCACCAGCCCGCGATGTGGCCGACCGCGATCGTGATCACGATCAGGCAGCCCGTGGCGACCAGCGCGAGGCCGGTCCCTACCCGGATACTCACTTCCGGGCCGAGCCCTTCCCGCCCTCATCGCCCGCCTCGGCCGTCACCGGCCCGTGCGGGTGGTTGGCTGCCACCGAGGGGTGCGGGTGGCCGCCGAGCAGAGCGCCCGCCGCGCTGGTCACGTCGGCCAGCTTGACGCGGGCGAACGGGCGCGAACCGGCAGGCCTGCGCACGGTCGGCGGGCTGACGATCGCGCACCCGAATCTAGCCCACACCTTCATGGGCACGACGTTGTCTTGGAAGCCGGACACCGAGTTCGCGGTGGTGGTCCCGAGGATCACGCCCGAGGGGTTGAGCTTGAATCGGATGTCCTGGCGGACGCCGATGATCAGGTATTGCCAGGCCCCGGTGATGAAGTCGGGCACGGTGGCCCCGAGCTGGGTGAACGGGTTGTAGGCGACGGGAACGCCGTAGATGGTCGGCCGCTGGGTCTGGCCGACCTGCTCGGTTCCGAGCAGCAGAGCGCCGGTCGAGTCGCGGACGCCCCGGAGGCGGCTCTTGACGATCAGGTCGGCGGCGTGGCCGGTGACGGCCAGGCCGTCCGCTTCGACCAGCGCCATCGCCTGGTTTACGGCGTCCACCACGTCGTCGGCGTTCGCGGGGTTCACGACCTGCGCGGCCCCGGCGACCCCGCCGTTCGGGAACGTGGCCGGGGTGGCCCCGGCCAGGCCGAACAGCATGGCGTCATCGACCGCTACGCCGATGGCCTCGGCCAGGCGCGGGCGGCAGAAATTCCACAGGTTGATCTCGTTGTCGTCCAGGTACACCTCGGGAATGGCGATCACCGCCGCGACCTCCTCGGCGGTGATGACCTGCGGCTGGAGGCCGATATCGGTGTAGGGCTTGCGGCCGGTGTTGGCAGCACCCGCATACGGGCTGGTCACCCACTCGGCCTTGGGGAACGTCTTCGGGATCGGCAGCTCGCTGATCCTGGTACCCATCGGGAGCCGCTGCCCGAGCGTCAGCGCGGCCGACGCCTGGGTGGCCTCCTCGATGATCTGCGCGGAGTAGTCGCGGGGAACCACCCCGGAAAAGTCGCCTAGCGCCATTGGCTCGGCTCGCTTTCGGGCGTGACGGACAGAACACGATCACGCCGCTTTTGCGCGCCACCTGGCCTCGCGGGCATCCCGCCGCGCTCGGCCCGGCCTGGGGAATCCCTCCGCAGTGAAGCACACCCGGGATCGGCTACCGGCTGCCGGGGGCATCCCGCCGACCGGCAACGCGGCCAGGATACGCCGCGCTGTGCGCGCGTGTAAGCCCCTGGGGGCCAGGGGGGTGCAACCATGCCACCCACGGGCCACGAGGGCCAGGGCCTCCCGTGGGCAGCTACCCACGGGGCCTAGAGCCCGGCGGGCCTTGGCAGCCTGGCCAGCTCGGCCTCGGCCTCGGCCCACAACCGGCGCAGGCGGCCCAGCAGCGCGCACAGCCGCGAGCAGTAGACCGAGCCGGGCCGGGGCGGGCGGACCAGGCACGACAGGCACACCACGTCGGGCTCGTCGTCGTCGTCGCCCTCGTGCCACACCGTCAACGCCGGACCGACCGCATTTGGTCGCGGAGCCAGTCGCCGTCGCCGTTCGCGCCGGGGTCGCGGGGGCCGGGGGGCACGTGGCCGGGCGGCACCGGGACGGCGGCGAGCTGGCCGACCAGCTTGGCGATGGCGGCCTTGTCGGGCTTGTCGTCCTTGTCCACCAGCTTGGCCACGTCGAGCGCGGCCAGGGCGGCCTCGGGGTCGGCGATCTTCCCGGCGGCCTGCACGCGGAACTCGGCGGCGGCGACGACCAGGGCGGCGGCGTGGGCGGCCTCGGCCTTGCCCTCCTCGCGGGCCTTGGCGACGGCGCGTTCCTGGTCGGTCATGCCCTGCTGCTTGAGCTTGGCCAGCTCGGTCTCCAGGCTCTTGCGGGCGTTGCGCTCCTGGTCGAGCGCGGCGCGCAGTTCGGCGGCGGGGTCGCCCGGCGGGGCCGGGGGTGCCGGG